GGGCATGTCGACGAAGGCGACCCGCGACGGCGACGGGATATAGCCCTTGTCGAAAGCCTCATCGAGGAAGGCGAAAAAGATCGGCTGCACGATCTGTTCGCGGAACGACGCCGCCATGCGCAGGATCGAGCGCCATGCCTCGTTCAGCGCCGCGCGGGCGCTGGAATAATTGGTCTGGCTCCAGTCCATCGTCAGCTGCTCGCCGGACAGGCCGAGGCGGCTGGCGAATTTATTGACGAAGGCGCGCTCGAAGGCCGGAAACGCCGTGGTCTGGCGCGGGCTGTCGTTGACGGTGACCTTGGAGCCCGGAGGCAGCACCGGGATACGCGTGCCGCCTGGCAATTTGGCCGGATGTTTCGAAAAATGGTCGATGACCTCATTCATGTAGCCGCGCCTGCCGCCGGTGACTTCGGCCTTGGGCGCGAGCCGGGCGGCGACTTCGTCGACCGGAAGATCGGTCTCGACGAAGGCGGCGAAGAGGGCGTTGGCGACCGCCGAGGCCAGTTCGGCGTCGGCGAAACGGTCGATCATTTTCAGGCGGCCGATCAGCGAGGCGAAAGGCGTGATCCCGCGCGTCTGGCCTTCGCGCTCCGGCTCGAAGCCATGCACGAACACCGGGCGGCCCCAAGCGGTCGCGCGGGGGACTCGGGTCCAGCTCCAGGCCGCGCCATAGGCCCAATAATCGCCCGCATGGGCGTTTCGCACATGATAGGCGACCGGCGCGCCGAAAGTGTCCATTTCGACGCCGCCGCGCAGCGTCAGCGTGTTGATCGTCTGGCGGGGATTCGACACGCGGTCCGGATCGACAGCCAGCACGCAGGTCGAATAACGGGCGCCGGGCGCATCGCGCCAGGTGAGCGTGTACGTCGCCTCGCCGGCGGTCAGCCAGGTGCGGGCGAACAACCGGAAAAGGCCGTTTACCGTCAGTTTCCGCTGCGCGTCGGCGAGGCGGCGCGGGTCTTCGGCAAAATGACGCCATTCGGCCTGGATGGATTGGGCCAGATCGTGCGCCTGTTCCGGCGTGATCCCGAGCGCCGGGGCGTCGGGCGTCGAGATCAGCCGCAAGCCGGAGCCGACGATCATGTCGACGAGGCGCTCGACGGCGGCGCCGGCGATGGGATTGTTGCGGACCAGATCGCGGACGCGCGCCAGCGTCATGTCCTTGGCGCGCAGGACGTTCAGGTCGCCGGAGCTGTAATTCGGGCTCCAGTTCTTGGTTTCCTGCTTGTCGAAGGCGGCGCCGTCATAGGGCTGCGCATAGACGAAGGAATAGCCGACGCCGTCGCCGTTCCACGAGGATTGCGAGGCGGAAAACGCCGGTAGACTGGATTCGGCGCCGGTTTCGGCCGGCAGCGGCGCGCCGGTCAAAATGTGAAGCCGATGGCGCCGACGGTGGAGCGACCGGCGACCCAGCGTTCGAGTTTGCGGATATAGGCGAGCAGATCGGCGGCGTTGGCGCGGGTGTATTTGGCCTGGTAGCCGTCGGCCATGATCTCGACCACGCCCTGCCCGGTCATCAGGTTGTTGTAGGCGACCCAGGCGGCGGCGAGCCACGCCTGCAGCGTCGCGATCGGAACCTGCGGGACATCAGTCATTTTCGTGTCCTGCGTTTAGCCGCGCGAGGCGGTCAAAGGGGTCTTCGGGATCGTCGGGGACGACGAAAGCCGGGGCGGCGGGTTGGGGTTCGCCCTCCGCGACCGGGCGCGGGGCGAACAGATCGGTGGCGATGGCGGCGTCGGGCATTCCGCGCGCGCGGGCGAGATGCGCCCATTCCGCCTGTGTGGTCGATGACAGGCCGAGATATTCGGCCAGCGCGAGATTGTAGATGCGGCAGTCGAGAAGATGGTTATCGCGCTCGCTGGAAGTGATTTTCCAGACCTTGCGCGTGCGGCCGCGAAAGGCCTCGTCGGCGAGATATTCCGCCGTGATCTGTTTGAAGTAGTTTTCGTCGAGCCAGGCGCCAAAGTGGCAATAGCCTTCGGGGTCCGCGAGTTGGCCCGACTTGAGCCCGAGTTTGTGCAGATCGGCGTAAAACGCGCCCTTGAGCGGCCAGGTGCCGATGGGCCAGAGTTTGACGCCCTTCTTGATCTTGTGGCCGGCGAGATCGATGTCCATCAGGCTCGGCGTGCCGATGGCGGGCTTGCCCCAGCCGTCTCGGCCGTCGATCGCGAGAACCATGTCCTGCCCGGTGTCCGCGTGGAGGCGCTGGTTGTTTCGCACCCACGCGTAGACGACGTGCGAGCGGTAGCCCGAATCGACCGCCAGCGCGTCGATCCCGCGCGTGCGCCCGAAAGCGTCGGGAAAATCTCGATCGAGCGTTTTGGCCTTGAGCTTTTCGAAAGCGTCGCCTTCGGGCGATTCGGTCGAGCCGTCGACGTAGAAGGCGTCGACCACCCACGTTTCGCGATTGGGCGCGACGGCGATGATTTCGCACCATATGCCGCGCATCTGGACGTCGGCGGCGGCCACCAGCATCAGGCCGCGCGGCGGAACATGGCCGCGGGGCGGCGCTTCCTCGCGGCGCTCCATCAGCCGGACGTGATCGGGCGCGTCGCCCTTGAACAGGTGCGGCAGGCCGAGCACGAGGTTCGAGAAATCCTTGCGCCCGATCTCGCCTCTGCGGCGTTGCGCCAGCCAATCCTCGGCGATGGCCTCGTAGGACATCATCAGAGAGATGAACGCGTCGATATGGAAGCCCGGATGGCGCTCGCCGTCTTCGGGCGCGGTTTTTCGCCACTCGCCGGCGCGGATCATCGGCACGCGCATGGCGTCGTCGATGGGGTCTTCGCAATGCGGGCAGAGATAGACCGTCTTGTGCGGATGGTTTTCGTCGATCCGCAGATATCGAAACTCGTGGGCGAAAAAACCGCCGCAATGCGGGCACGGCACATGCCAGAAACGCTGGTCGGACTTCTTGAACGAGCGATCGATCCGGCAATGGCCGGGCGCTTCGCCGAGATCGTCGCCGGAATCGACCTCCGGTGTCGAGATTTCGAGGATTTTCCAGTTCCGGCGGCGGCGGAAGGCGGTGAAGCGCCCGAAATACAGCGTTTCCGGGTCGCCGAAGCCGGGGATGTCCTGCCATTTGCTGAGTTCGTCCTTGACGCCCTTTTTGGCCGTCTTGGACGAGAGGTCCATGACCGTGTTGGCGTTGCCGAGCCAGAGGCGGCCGCGCGGGAACACCTTTTCGTAAGTCGTCGAGCCCGTGCCGCTGCGCGACGTCTGCGGCTCGATGATCTGACGCTTGACGCGCTTCTGCCAGGCGTCGATCAGCGGCTGCAGCTTGGCGCCGTTGAGATCCCGCAGCGCGTCGATGCCTGGGACGGCGTAGAGCGTGTTCGCGGGCTCGCGGTCGGCGATGTAGAGCGTCCAGCCAAGGGCGAGAATCGAGGCGCCGCTCTGCTGGCTCTTGCGAACCGTGACGAGGTTGCAGGGATGGTCGTCGCCGAGGCAATCCGCGATTTCCGTCAGATAGGGCGCGCCCTTCGGGCTCCAGAGCTGGCCGGAGCAAGGGCCGTCGACCAGCACGAGGTTTTCGGCCAGCCATTGCGAGACCGGCACGGGGTTGACCGGCTCAAGGCGCAGCGCCAGGGCCTCCAGCACCGCCGCGACGGCGTTTCGATCGGTCATTGCGGGTTTTGCGGGACCTCGTCGACGACGGTCTGGCGGAGGGTTTTGGCTTCGCCGAGCAGGACCTCGGCGATTTCCTTCAGCAGGACGGCGCCGAGTTTCTTGAGCGCCGGAGCGAGGCCGCGCGCGCCCTCCTTGGTGACGACGGCGGCGAGGTCGTCGGCATGGTCCTCGATGCGCGCGATGACGTCCAAGACGATGCCGACGGTGCGGTCGTAGCCTTCGACCACCGAGGCCGTTTCGATCAGCCGTCCCTTGAGCGTATCGAGGGCGATTCGGCGCGATTCGGTCTCGATCCACGTTTTCTGGCGGAGGGCTTCGTCGTAGCTTTCGTTGTTGGGCGCCTGGGTTTGTTTTTGCGGCGCCTGGGCTTTGGACGGATCGTCGTAGCGGCCCCGGAGGGCGTCGTATTCGGCGACGTTGAGGCGGGCGACGCGGCCCTGGCTGTCGCGCTCGACGGTGAGATCGTGCTGTTCGACGAAGCGCTTGACTCGGATCGAGACGGTGGGCTTGGAGACGCCGTCGCGCTCAGCGACCTGGAAGATGGTCCACATCACGGCGCGCGGCGCGTTAGCAGCGTTAGGGCTGTTAGTGGCTTCCGTTAGCATCGTTAGCCCTGATTTTAGAGGCGCCTCACTGGAATTTCTCCGGACTGCCGCCGCTGCGTCGCCCATCTGGACGGGGGGAAGGACCCGCAAACCGCCGCCGCCGGATCACATCCCCTTTGCGATATGCTTGAGGATCGCCGGCCCGACATAGAGGCGCGAATACAAAATGAACCGCTTCGGCGTATCGCCCCGATCCAGCTCTTTCGCCAGGTTCGGCCCCTTGAGCCCGCGCACCGGAAAGCGCTCCTTGCCCAGCCTGGCCCTATACGGATTGGCCTTCCCCGCGAGGAAGAACGAGCGCTGGAACAGATGATCGACGCCCCACGTCCGGGCGTCGACGCCCTTGGCAGTCACTGAAACTGGAAATTCTTCCAGCTTCATGATCGGCTTGCCCATCACAATAATCTGATAAGTCAGACTTGCGCCTCTCGACGGTCCAATGCCCGACTTCGGCGCCGAGCCCACCGCGTAGGCTTTAGCGATCCTCATTCGCGACAGGATCGACTTGCCGTAATTGCCGTTTTTGACACCTGTCTGGGTGAAGAGCGAGCGCGCGACCTGCGTGCGCACCTTGTCGCCGCCCTCGTTCAGCCCCTTTGCGATCGAGCGCGTCAATATCGCCTGAAACCGCTCAAACCCCTTGCCCTTCTGGGCGAACGCGACGCGAAACGCGATCACCGCCGCAACCTCGCCTTGGCCGCCGCCACCCGCGCGCCCAAAGCCCCAGCCGCGCGCGCCGCCAAAACCCGCGCATCCCCGGCCATGTTCGCGCCCACCTGCGCCACCGCCGCGCCGACCGCCACGCGCCCGAGCGCGGCGGCCGCCAGCAAAGCCCGATTTTCCGCGCAATGGCACATGGGGGGGGGCTCACTCATCTTGGCTCAAAGGAGGGTGAACAGCCCCGTTTTTCCACGGTTTTCAAAATCTGTTCAAAGCGGTAGCACTTCAGCGGAAACGATCCGCTTGCCTGCTGGCCCGGCGCGCGGCGCGAAAGCCGCGCCAAACCGTCCAACCGGACAGGGGGGCTGGCCCTGTCTACGCCGCGACCTTCTTCAGATCCCCGGCGGAAGCCCTAAGCTCGAATCGCTCGAAACCCGGCTTCATCGACGTCAGAAGGAATCTGATTCGCCGCTTGGGGTCAAGCCCCGCGATGCGGAATATTTGCCCCTCGAACCCATCCTTCACCACCGAAACCACATCGCCGACGCCAAAATCTTCACCCGCGCCCGCCTGCTGCTGCAAGGTCAAATCGATGAGTTCCCCCGCCGCCAGCAGCCCGCCCATCACCTCCGCCGGCACGATCGACGGCGACGACTGTTTTCCACAGCTTCGAATCAGGTCGAGGACGCCACGCGCCTGCGTCGCCAACGCCCAATCGCCGCTTCCCGCCGCCCAGCCGACGAACAAATACCCGCGAAACAGCGGCGCCGTCACCGCCGTTTCCACCAGAACCTTGCGCCGCCGCCGCCGCACCTCCAGCGTCTTCACGCGCGGCCAGAACACTGACAATCCGGTCGCGCCGCAATCCTCCATCGCCGTCTCGACGCCATGAGGCCGCAAAAACGCCACCCCCCACACCGTCCCCGCATCCGCCCCGGCCCCTGCCCCGTCGATCATCGCGCCGCCCCATTTTCCCGGTTGCCCAAACCCGCCGCACCCGCACGCCCGTCGACGTTTTCCGCGTTTCTCGCCGCGCCCGGCGGCCAAAGCGTCGGAAAATCCCAAACCTCGAAAACCTTCCCCTCGATGAGCTGCCGCCGCGTCGGGAAACTGCGGGCGCCGCGCGCCGCCAGCCACGCCTTCCACGCCGCGGAATCCTTGATCACCGGCACGGAAGATCCCGGTTTCGCCGTGAGATTTTTCTTCGCCGCGAGCGCAAACGGCTCCCAGCCGCGAAAACCCACCCAGCGCCTTGCCTGCATCGCCTTGCCCTGCCGACGCCGCACCTCGGCGAGATAGGCGGGAATAAACCCGATTGCCGCCGCCCGATCCTCCGGAGCCAGTTTCCGAAACGTCCTCCGCGCCTGCTCGGGCAACTCCCCCGCCGCCCATGGCCAGGCGTGCAAAAACCTGTCCCAATCCGCCAGCCATGAACCTCCGTCCAACGCGGCGCCGGTCGAGGCGTCCGGGGGGCTTTGGGGGGTTAATGGTTCCTTACTGATAGGTTCGCGTTCCAACAGTGACACGCGGTCCGCGTTCCAAATCGCATCGGAACGCGCGGAATCCACCGCGTTCCAATTTGAACCGCCGTGATTTTTATCCTCTGCTAACCCATTGTTTTCACTCACATCGTCAAGTGACCGCGTTTCATATTGGAACGCGGTGGACTCGCCGGCGCGCGCGTCGTTTTCAGGCCCGTCCTCTTCGTCCGCCGCCTCCGGTTCGAGATCGCCGCCCTTGACCGCCTCCGGGTCATAGCCATGGCGCAGCGCCTCCTGGACGCAGGCCTCGTTCATCAGCAGAAACGTCATCGAGGAGGTGAACCGGCCGCCGAACGTGCCGCTTTCGTGCCGCCGCTCGGGTGTGCGATACAGCAGGCCGAGCTTTTCGAGACGCGCGAGCGCCCGAATCACCGAGGAGCGCGATTGTTCCGATTCCTCGGCGATGCGCTCCAGCCGCAAGAAACTCTCGCCGAAATCGCCGGCGCGATTGGCGAGCGCAAATAGAACGTTTCGGGCGCGCGGATGCCCGGTTTTCTGCAATACCGCCCAGGTCATGGCTTGAAAGCTCATCGCCGCCCCTATGCGCCAACGCCGCGCAACTGCCGCGCGAACACCCTGGCGTCCTCGTCATGCAGCACGACAATCGTCCGCCGCGCCCCGGCGATGCGCGGCGCGACCGTCACGGCGATGCGCGGCGCGACCGTCACGGCGATGCGCGGCGCGACCGTCACGGCGATCAACCCCGCCGCCTCCAATTCTTTCAACCTTGCCGCGACGGCGGAAACGGATTGTTCGGTTTCGCGGGCGAGTGCTTCCTGCGAAAGCCAGCTTTCGCCATAAAGCCCCGCATGAAGCGCCAGAACGAGGAGCGTTACTTTGGCGGATGGAGAGCCGGTCTC